TGAGTGCACCATAGAGAACCGTGACGGCGGCGCTTAGAGCCAGTGTTCCGCCAGCCGCCGTGTAGCCACTTATAGACAATATCCGTTGCGCGCCAGCTACTATTCCTTCATGCACGGCCAACAAGGCACCCTTGATGGCAGTCAGACTGAATGCAGCCCCGAGTGCTTGTATGGATGTGATGAGTTTGATGCAGCCGGCCACGCAGATCATGGCTTGCGCGGTGATGGTTACAAAGGGCATCGCGCCCTGAACCATGCTCCCCAACTTCTCCTTGATGTCACCCAACGTATTCTCCAGCTGCTTTTGCTTTCCGGCATCGGTCTTGGCCAGTTCTGCATTCATGTTGCCGACATTGGCGGTAATCACCTCTGCCAGCATGGCGGCACGTTCGCTTTCCGTGCCATATTGAAGTACATGTGCCTGTGCTTCGTCAAACGTGATGCCCACACGTTGCAGCACAGCCGTCTGCCCCTGCATGGCCTTACCCATCATGTTACCGATACCCACGGCATCTTGGTTGGTAGCATTGAGGCCGTTCTGCTGGGCAATGAGGTTATTCATGGCCGGTATCAGCACATCGAGGCTTTCCTTCTGCTTCAGGAATGTGGCCATCTGCTGGGCACCGCTGAGCTGCACTTCGTCACCGATGACACCCAATTCCTGTTGGGCCGAACAAAGGTTTTTGATATGCTGTATCTCCTCATCGGTGCTATTCATGCGCTGCCGCATGATGGTCTCTAATTGTGTTTCAGCGACCAACTGCACCTGATAGGCCTCTGTCAAATCCCTAAAAACGCCCTGCAGCTCACCGATGGCATTCTGCAATACGCCCACAGCCTGTGCAGCTTCACTCCATGTGAGCACGTCGCGCTTCAACCTTTCAGCTTCGTTCTGCACACTACGAATGACACGCCCCATCTCTTCGGCATTGGCTGTCACGCGCTTTGCGCCGCCGTCATCGTGTATTTTGATTAAAAAACTAACCTCTTTTGCCATTGTTTCTTGCTTTTTTATTATCTTTGCCCCAACAACTATTATAAATAGTACTTATGTTAGCGATTCATTGGACACCTGTTTTTAGGCTCATCAATGAGCATCCCATTGCTTCGGTCTTCACCGTAGCCGTTTGTCTTGTGGTGATTACCTTTGGCCTGCTCTTTTGCATCGGTGTGATGAAACACAAATAACATTTTCTTTATTCCAATCCTGCGGCCCGCTTGGCTTCTCTATAGCGCCGCTTCAATTCCTCGTTGCTGATTTCTTCTTGTGGCTTTTTCGCTTCTTCCTCCCACGGGAACTGCATCACGTCGCGGGGTGAGAGCGTGTTCTTGCTGTAGGGTTGCAGCATGCAGAGGCAAGCCATGCGCAAGCGTTCCCATTCGCTACGCTGCTCGTTCTCATGCCATTCGTGCCACGCCTGCCATGCCGCTTGAAACTCGGAAGGGGTGCATCGGCAGAAGTCGTTCAAACTCATTCCCATGCACCCCAACGCAATACCTTGCAGCTCTTCGATGCCTACGCCCGAGCCTTCAGCGTCGTTTTTTTTTCGGCATCGCCCATCTGTGCATAGAAGCTATTGAGGCTGTCGGGCTCGAGCAGGTCGGCAAACGTTTCGAAGTCTACGTCGAACGCCACATCGTCGGCCTTGCACGCACTCTGCACACAGCAATAGATGAACTGCACAAGCTCACTGATGTCGCTCTGATTGAGCTGGTTCACATCTTTGCCTGTGGCGCGCTTAAAGCGTACCATCGCGCCCATGGTCACGCGGCAGGGATATTCCCGTCCGCCGACCTTCAATTTCTGTAGCTGTTTCATATACCTTATTTATATCTGCTATCTGATTTAATGACCACTTGCGGCAGGCCTTGCAGCAGGTGAAGCTTCAGTGAGACCTGTTCCCTGTTTCTCTACCTTTCCGCAGTTCTCCAAGTTCAGGCTATACTTGCTGTCGTCGCCGGCCTGACCATCAAGCTCAAGCGATGTGATGATATACTTGCCCTTGTAACCACCGGCCGACTTGCCTGTGCGTTTATCACCATCGCGCAGACCATAGGCGGCATCAATGGGTTCGCCTGCTAACATTTTCTCTTTCAGTTGATCGTAGGTGGGCATGTCATCGTCGCCATCCGTGAGCACGCAGCCGTCGGCCGAGATGCTCTCCGAAAAGCTCTTCACATACTTTTCCTTCCACTTGCCGCTTGCGGCTTCCTTGGTCACACGCTCACCTGTTTCAGTCGATGTGCTTACCTTGCAGCCCGTTGAAAAACCGAGGGCCTTACCATCAACACTCAGAATGAGGTTAGTTCCGTCTAAAACACTTTTTGCCATATTCTTTTCTTTATGATTAAAATTAATACTATGCCAGTCGCCACCCCAGCCACATAGGCGAAGAAGAGCATTCTCAGGTCATTGAAATGCGTTTCTTTTTGCATTTGAGCAGTGTTTGAATGCCGCTTGTGCTGCGTCTGAATCTGCTGTTGCAACATTTCGATGCGCTGCTCATAGCGTGCGCACTGCACCTCCAAACTATCACATCCCGCTTCGATAATGATTTGCGCAGGACTTTCCTTGTCTGCCGAGGGCCGACGGATCACTTTCACGTGCGCCTGTCCTTTGCGAGCGGTGTAGCCTGCGCCTGCGGGTAGAAGGGAAAGGCTGTCTTCAGCCACGCTTAGCGTCACCCGCGACTCGGGCACCATTACCTGCTGCTGCCACCATGCGATGCTGGCCATCTGCCGTGTCGTTTCCTTCTGTGCGTGACTTTCCGCGGTGAGGCTTTCCCTTGTCGCCGTCTTCACTGAGCGACAACTCACTGCTGACAGGACAGTTAACGCGATGAGGGCACAGCTGAATGGCCTCGATAGCCCGCGAGAGACGGTTGAGGGCGCGGCGTGTCTTGTCGTTCTCGCCACGCAGTTCTTCCATCTTTTCATAATTGATGCGGTTTTGTTTATGAAGTCCTACAAGCTCTGCACTCACCATGTCGTACATCTGCTTGTAGGTGTCTTCCACTTTCTTCTTCTCTTCCACCGTTCTTAAACGGCGGTTCGCAATCCAGGCAATGGCAGCACCGATACCGCCCGAAGGGATGGCCCATTGCAGGATTTGGAATATAGTCTCTGCCATTGTCGTTGATTTTTATCGTTAAACTTGTCGGATGCCTATCGAGCGCAGCCAAGTTGGAACATCGAAACTCGGGCAGGCTTTGCTGGGATTCAATTCATGATGCCCCACAATCTTCACCTGTGGGAATCGCGCGTGGAAGTCCTCCACATAGCGTTTCAATGCCTCGCGCTGCGCCTCGGTGCGCGTGTCCTTCGGTTTCCCTGCTTTGTCGCAGCCACCCACATACACGATGTGCCTCGATATGCTGTTATAGCCTGCTGCACCATTGGTCACCTCCCACGGGTCAACCTGTGCGTCCTCGTTGTTATTAACGAGTCGCTCCACGCGCCCGTCAAGATGTATCATATCCGTGTAGCCCACCTGCTTCCAGCCACGGCCACCCTGACTGACGGGCGCAGTGTGCCAGCGGCGGATTTCGTCCGCGCTCACCTCACGCCCCTCGGGGGTGGCCGTGCAGTGGATAACGAGATATTGCATTGGCTTGCTCATTGAATTCCGATTAAGAAGCCTTGTATCCGCTCATCATCACTACGCCGGCATCAGCCTTCTTCGGCATACAGAGGAAGTAATGGCGGAAGTTGATTTTGTTGCGCTGATACTCAGGATCGGTTGCAGCCTCACTGTAGTACATTTTTGTTGAACCAGTCGCCTTGAATACACGCGGAGTGAAGAATGCAAATGAGCAGTTGAACTCTCCGGCCCCGGCAGCCACGCCTAAGCCTTTCTTCTTGCCAGCCTGTGTGTAGAGCGGCGTATTGGCATACTCATAGACATCGAAGCCGTAGAGCTTACCTACTTTACCCATTGCGCGGTCGATATTGTACTGTTCACGGAAGGTCTGACTGACAAGCAGCAGGTCATTCACATGGTCGGAACAGAGTACCAAACGACGATTCTCTGCTGGCACGTGCAACTTGTCCATTGCAGCTTTCAACGCCACCAAGTCGGCCATCGTCAACCGCAGGCGACCCGTTTCAGCATCGCGTTCACCCGTGGTTTTTAGCACGGGAGTCTTAGCAGTATTCTCCTGCGCACAGAGGGCATGAGCTGCCTTGGTGAACTTCGAGTCGTTGATAGCATTGCCATGTGATTCCTTCACGCGAGCCATCTTATCATAGCTGGCCGCATAGAGCTCGTCGTCGGTGATAGGCGTCACCTTGGTTTGGAACTTATCCAACTTCACAGCGATATCCTTGTCATCTAAGGCCTGCGAAGGTATCGGATAGGTTGTATTGTTGATTAACACATCAGGGTCTACGCCAACCTCTACCAGGTGTATCACGTCGTTGTTGACGATTGTACTCTGATCAGGTACACCATCCAGCCACGAGCCTTCCAATCCACCGCGCAGTGATTTTACCAGCTCACCTGTCCATACCTCTGTAAATACACCTACATGTAGGGCACCCTTTGGTAAAGCTCCACCAACAGCAAGGGCCAGCACATTCAATGCAACGGCACCTATCCATGGGGTAACACCTAACATAATAGCTAATACAGCACCCATCACGCAGTTAAATAACAAGCTGGTGAGCATGCTCATTTTTGTCATTTTCTCCATTTCCTTATTCTGTTTTAATATTATCAGCTTAATCTTTGTCTATAACTCACAGGCTATGCCATATTCAGCTTCGTAGAGTCGTTTATACTCTTCCACGTTATCAGCACGCAGCTTCACAAGTTCCTCGGCCGGTACCTCGCTGAGTTTCGTGTAGGTCTTCTCGCTGGCCGATCCAGGAGCGCTTCCTTGATGTCCCAGCATTGCCGACAGCTTCACCTGTGGCTTCATGGCCTGAAGGGTCTTTTCCAACTCTTCGGCACCAATTTGTCCGCCGAGCTTCACGAACTGCTCCTTGTGTTGCACATCAAGGCGCTTTTCTGCAATAGCGGTATCAACCAATTGTGCAATACGAGCTTCGGCGAGGGTCTGTTTCTCAACCTTCAAGGTCTCATTCTCTTGCTGAAGTGCTTTCAGCTGCGCCAGCTTCGCATTGATCTCATTCTCTGTCGCCGTTTCCAGCAGCCCTAACTGCAGGGCAATAACTTTTTGTTCCATGTCTTTATTACTTTGATTGTTATTATGAGTGATAAGGGGGAGCCCGCAGGTTCCGTCCTTGCTTAACATTATTCGCTTTCCGTCTTTTTCCAGCACAATGGCATCATCGTTTGCACCAACATCTGCCACGCTCACCTCGAAGAGGCGACTCTTCGTTATCGTTGGACGGGTCTGTCCTGGTACAAGCATTGTTGGGTCTTCGCTGGTCTCAATAATCTCAAGTCCTGCACTGACCATGCGCAGACTTCCGAACTCAAACTGCTTCTGACAGCGCTCACTCTGTTCCGAAGCGCAGTCAAACATCAACTCTCCCGTTATCTCGTCGTTCTCAACCTTTAGGTCGTTTACGTAGCCAACGACATTGCCGCGCTCGTGCATATATAACAGGACGGGGTTTCGCTTATACTGCTCCACATCAATGCCTGCTGTCAGTACACGGAATCCGTAACAATTCACACTTTCATTCGAAATACGTACTCTTTTACCCATATTCTTAATGATTTTTGATGCAATATTAGCGCATAAATCCTGTCCTCCAAAATAATGAAGAACGCAGTTCCGTATATACTGAACGCAGTTCACACTTCCTTTTCTGTGTCAATATTTTGCGCCAATTTTGCACTATAAATAATTTCATCATATACAAAATGACTAAGGAAACGGAAAAGAAAAAATCGCTCGCCCGCTCACTCTACCTCTCGGGCATGGAGCAGAATGAGATTGCCGACAAGGTAGAGGTCTCGCGCATCACAATCTCGAGGTGGGCCAATACGGAGGGGTGGAAAGAAGCACGTGCGGCAAAAAACATCTCGCGCCCCGAACTGGTCAACAAGTTACTTGTGACGATAGATGGGCTCATCGAAAATGTCAACAAGTCAGATGACCCTGCACTCATTGGCTCGCTGGCCGATAAACTATCCAAATTGTCGGCAACCATCGAAAAGCTCGATAAGAAGGCCAATGTGATTGACGCTATAGAAGTCTTCATGGCCTTTAATCGATGGATACAAGACCAGGCTTCTTATGATCCCGAGATTACCCCCGAGCTCATCAAGGCAATTAATAAGTATCAGAACAAGTTCCTCATGGAGCGTATGCAGAACCCGTCTACATTATAATACACAACGAGTATGGCTACGATTGCGGAACTTAAACAGATGCAGCTGGAGTGGCAGGAACACTGCCGGCAGATACAGAGCATTACCGACACGAAGAGTCTCATCCGTGAGACGGCCGTGCAGAAAGAGCAGCGTATCCGTAGACTACAGAAGGACTATGCCGCGTTCTGCGAGTATTATTTTCCACATTTCCTGCAACTGCGCGATAAGGTCACAGGTGAGGTCATCCGGATTGTACACAACGCACCGTTCCACAATGCTGCGGCCCTGAAGGTCAAGAATACACCTAATTTAAAAGCAGTATTCAAATGGCCACGTGGGCATGCCAAGTCCACGCACATGGACATCTTCACTCCGCTGTGGCTGATGTTCCAGCCCAAGCGGCTCATCAACTTCATGGTCGTTGTCGGCAAGTCAGAAGACAGTGCTAATCGCCTGTTAGGCGATATTCAGGCGGAGCTCCAGTACAACAAACGTATCATCGCCGATTTTGGAAAACAGATGTCTATGGGTGACTGGACCGAGGGAGAGTTCACCACCAAGGACGGAGTGCATTTCCTTGCCTGCGGGCGTGGGCAGTCGCCACGTGGTCTTCGCAAACGTGAGGCTCGACCCGATTACATCGTTATCGACGACCTCGATGATGATGAGCTTTGCCGTAATCCACGCCGCGTACGCGAGATGACAGACTGGGTGAAGGAAGCGCTCTTTGGTGCACTCGATGTCGGCCGAGGTCGATTCATTATGGTGGGGAACCTTATATCAAAGACCTCGGTACTGGCTGACATTTGCAAGACTAAAGGTGTACATGTATCGGAGGTGAAGGCCGTCGACAAAGAGGGCAACCCTACATGGTGCGAAAAATGGACGAAAGAGGAGGCGCGGACTTATGCTGAGTTCGTAGGATATCGTGCGTGGGAAAAGGAAATGATGCACAATCCCATTATCGAGGGAACGGTATTCAAACAGGAGTGGATTAAGTATGCTAAACACCCTGCATGGCGAGAGTTCGACGAATTCGTGCTCTACATCGACCCGTCGTGGAAAAGTAAGAAGGCGAACGACACCAAGGCGGCAAAGCTATGGGGTAAGTATAAGTCACAGCTGTGGCATCTGCGAGCCTTTGTCAGGAAGGCTTCCGTGGCCGAACTCGTTCGCTGGTGTTACGACCTATATGAATGGAGCCTCGAACAGAATATCTCTATTCGCTTCATGATGGAGGCCAGCTTCATGCAGGATATCATCCTTGATGATTTCACTATAGAGGGCAAACAACGCGGCTATCAGCTGCCCATCACGGGCGACAAGCGCAAGAAGCCGGACAAGTTCCAACGTGTAGAGGCCATCAGTCCACTATGGGAGCGCGGTTTTGTCTTTTATGACGTTTCGCAAAAAGAAGACCCCGACATGCAGGCGGGCATTGCGCAGACGCTGGCCTTCGAAAAAGGTATGAGCGGCAATGATGATGCGCCCGATGCAGACGAAGGTGCAATATGGCAGTTACAGCGCACCACACGGCAGGAAAGTTTTCAGCCACAATTCAGTAAAAGGAAAACCTCAAAAAATAGTTGGTAAAATGAAAAAATTAATCAAAGATATTATTTTCGCGTGGAAATACAAGCGTGCAGTGAGGAAGGCTGACTATCTGCGCCACATTACGCACCACAAGCATATGGTTATCGTAATCAAGGGGAGACTTGAAGTCATTTCCAAACAAGATATAAGGAAGTTCGTTGCAGGTGGAGTGTTCCGTAAGGGAATGACCGCCCGCGACATCGAGCACAAGGCATTGTATATAACCTTATAAAACAAGTTGTATGTTTATCACAGAAGAAGATTATCGTGTAGTAATAGGTGAATCCGCCTTGAAAGTTGTTTCACAGACCTCACCTGATATACGCATAAATGCTGAGCGTGAGGCGATGGAGGAGATTGAGGGCTACCTACGCCCGATTTATGATACTGAGGGTATATTCAAAGTAGAAGGTGATAACCGCAGCCGGCTCATCGTCATGTATGCCTGCGACATCGCCCTGTATCACATGACGGCAGCCATGCCCCAAAAGATGGGCAGTGAGATAAGAAAAGAACGCTACGAGCGGGCCATCAAATGGCTTGAGGGCGTACAGGCCGGCAAGATTATCCCTGCCCTGCCGGTGGCCACAGATGCCGCCACGGGTGAACCTTCCGGGACGGGCGTAGTATGGCACTCGCAAAAGCCTCTCAGACATAACTGGTAAGAACCCATTAAAGCAATTTCTATGAATATCAAAGATATTTTTTCTTCACTTCGCGGACGAAGCGACAACGACCACATACTCCGTACCCCTTACGGCACCTTCAACCTTGCCAAGGACGATGACAAAGCGCGTGTGAAGCATGTCATCATGCAGCTGCAACAGACCACCGATGCGCTCACGCGGAAGGACATCGCCGACTGGCGGCGGGCATGGCAGGCAGCCATCAATATCGACAACCCCAACCGCGGCCCGCTCTACGACATCTACCGCGACACCGATGCCGACGGGCATTTGTCAGGGTGTATCCGTCAGCGCGAGGGCTTCGTCATGGCCAAGTCATTCAAGATTGTAGATGACAAGGGAGAGGACAAGCCCGAACTGCTCGACTACTTCGATCATTCTTGGTTCAAGGACTTTTGCCTCTATGTGCTCGACTCTGTATATTGGGGACATTCGCTCATCGAGCTGGGCGATGTTGTGGGGATAGGTACTACAGGTATAGCCTATGACTGCGTGAGACTCATTCCCCGCAAGCATGTCATTCCTGAATACGGGCGCTTCATCCTGCAGCAGGGACAGGACTGGCGTGCAGGTATTGACTACCACGACCCAGCCATAGCTGCTTCGCTCATTGAGGCGGGAAAGTCTTACGACCTCGGCTTGCTCCTGAAGGCCACGCTGCACACCAT